TAAGGTGTCGTAGTCCGCTGTTATGTCTATTTCTTTTACTTGGTCGCGGCTAGCGTACGAAAAGAAATCAGCCAATGTAAGCATGACCCTAGCCTGCTGCCCGTCGTCCTGAAAATCTATATCGTTGATAATCATATGAGCTACGTTTGCTGTCGTTGAAGTAGAGCCATCATTGATAATGCATCTGATATCTAAAATCATAGAAAACCAGTCGAGGCTGGCGTGGGTACCGCCTCCAGAAGGCGTGTAAATATTTTCGTTATTATCTAAATGGAGGTATCCGTTATAAGAACCTACTCTAGCTATTTGCACTGACTGGTTAAGAGAAAAACCTAAAACGCTGCTAGTAATATTAATAGATGTATCAGCATCCCGTAAATAAATTTCCCACGTATGAGAGCAAGGCATTAGATAACTACAGCTTCGGAAGTGCGGATGTCGGCGGCCCCGTTCTGCCGAACATACCGCTGTAACGCCGCCACAACGTCTTGGCCGTCAGACCCCGCCGGCATATTTACGTTAATAGTCGTACCGCCGCCTTGCGCTGATCCGCTTGAAATGCCTAACATATCTGTAATCCCGCCTATGATGTCTAACGGGTCTAAAAAGTTGTGTGGTAATTCGTCTAATTGTTGTAATGGTTTTTTTACTGATGGTGGTAAATGGTCGCTGAGTCTAAATTCGATTATAAATTCGATAGCTTCTTTAATGTCTTTTATGATTTCCCACCATTGTTTTGCGCCGCTTATAAATTCGTCGAAGAAACCGTCGGCTATTGATTGAAATTTTTCGCTAGTTGCATATAAGGCGGCCATAGCACCGACAAAAGCGAATAATAAGCCAATTCCTAAGGCGGCGTTAAGTGCTATAACGCCTCCGGCTAGAGCGTAGAGTGAAGTTACTACAGCAGCCACTTTTGCTTTCAATACTAGAAGGCCGAACGCTACCGCTAGGCCGCCGATCGCTCCCGCTAACATCGTGTATTTAGTTCGGTTGCGGTTAATGTGATCGATGAAAGCTTGGCCCGCTGCCGGTAATTTCTCCTTTAAGTAATCAACTACTTCTTCAAATTTAGGGATAAGGTCGTCTTTTATAAAGTCCCTAGTTGCCTTAAATGCTGCCGTTACGCCAGGCCAAGCGAATTGAGCAAATTTGATGATATTTTGGGCGAGGACTGGAAACCATTTCCTCACTAATTCACCTACCGGCGTTAAAAAATCTTTTACTGCTTCCATAGCTCCACGAATAGCCGGCGACCATTCTTCGAATTTGCCTATGATGAATTCTATTCCTGACGCTAGTTTTTCCGCTACTGGTAAAAGAACGGTACCAAGTTCTATCCCTAGGTTTTTAATGCGTGCCGTTAAAATTCTTTGCTTATTAGCGAGGTTGTCCGACGTCCTGGCAAAGTCGCCCATCGATCCCATTTCGCCGAGCTGCTGCATGATGAGAGAATGGCGGGCCATAATCTTCTGGCCTTCCGTGAGTTCATCACCTACCTCGACAAGTCCCATGGCGAGCGCTTCCGCGTTTACTTGGGCGGCGTTCATGAGGACTCCCACCGATTGCAGCGGCTCCGTTGATCCTCGTAGACCAGCGGCGAGTTTTTCCACGGCTTCCTCAGGGCGTAAATTATTGAACGAAGCCACATCTGCAGCCGTTTGGACCATCTTGTCGGCGAACATGCTTAATTCGACCCCTGACAAACCGGACGCCTTACCAAAAACGCCGAACGTAGACGCCGCTTCAAGAAACTCAGATTTCGACATTCCCACAGCGGTAGCGGCCTTATTCGCTGCTAATTCGATATTACCTGCCACGCCGCCAAAAATCTGTTGAGCTTTAGAAAGTGATTCCTCAAAATCGACCGCCAGGTCGATAGCTTTTACACCTAGGCCAGCCATAGCGACGCCGCCAGCTAACCCAACCTGACCTACTTTTTTAGAGAACGCCCCCAACGATTTAGTAGCTTTCCCTAAGGCTTTGCGTAAAGGTTTGGAATCGCCGGCGACTACTACGTTAATAATGCTGGTTTTTTTCGCCATTTAGAGGCCCGCTTTTCTTTGTATTTTTTTAACGCCTTCAAAATATGCGTTGAATACTTGGTTTCGGCGTTGGTCGAGGGCGTCGTACAGGAACGGGTTAGGGTGTATGGGGCCGCCCCTCCAGCCTTTGGCGGCGTCGGGTCGTGTCGCCCAGCCAAAATGCACGGGGCCAGCGTACGGGACTCGCTTAAATCCTGCTCGTACTCGCCCTCCTGTTTTAGTGCCTGCCGCTCTTATAGTTTCTTTTAAGCGTCCGGTGCGTACTGGTGCGAGACTAGCGGCCCTATCAGCGACCATTTCGGCCAGGTCTAGGTGAAGTTCTTTCAAATCCTCGAAATCGTCGTCGAGCATAGACAGGTTTTTTCGTAGCTCTCGCATTCCTTGGGTTTTTACTGAAAGGGGCTGTTTCACTTTTTTTGCCGTTTCTGTTGTTCTTTCACCATGTGATTGTGGGCCACTAGTAGGGCGTTTATCATATAGGGGTCCATTTCTAACAGGTCGGCGACCGGCTGGCCGGTTACCAGCCCTAACCTAGCGATCGCATACGCGGTGTGTCTTCTACTAAAGGGTCTTCGTCTTCCTCCACGAGCGTGATATCTTCAATATCGTTTTCTACCCATTGATCGAACGGTTTCACGACCCGACCCGACATTCTCGTCGAATGCCAGGCTATCCATGCTATATGCTCGATACTGGGTGAATCGCTGAAAGCCGCCGAAAGCGTGGTTTTGTATTCACGCTCAAACGCTATCGCAGTTTTAATTGTAATACCGACCGTGTACGGGTCGCCTGAATCCTTCGGCTCGATTTGTAGCCGTATAGATGAGCCGAGCATAACCTAGCTCGTTGCTTTTGTGATGGCGCCGGTAATTGGCCAGCTAATCGAATGGGTAGCGATTTCGCCGACTGACCCGTTGAGCGTGTCCCATTCCGTACAAATTGCGTTGAAGCTGTACGACGGGTTCGTCGCGCTGACGCTGGCCGCTACCGGCTTAACGACTACAGCGGTGGACGTGCCGACAAGCGGAAAGATTGTCGCCTCGGTTTTGGACGCTGCGAAATCTGCGTTGAATTCGATATCGACAGTACCGGATTTCAGGCCGCCAATATAGGAACGACTAGTGTCGCCCATAGCGGTATCTTCTAGGCTGTCGGCTGATTGTGACAGCGTGATGCTAGTAACATACGCAGATAGGTCTACGCTGTTAATAGTTACGCTGGCATTGTTTAACATAAATGTGGCCATGTTTTAATTTCCTTTTTTAGGTGGGTTTTCAGGTTTCAAATGCCCCCCTAATATGAGGGCTTCGATATTGGCGCCCGCCAACGATTTCTCGGTTACGGTGTCGCCTTGTTCATGTCCAGCGAGATTATCGCTAAGGACAGTGTATTTGTTGCTCATGCTGCTAAAACCTCCAAATCTAGCTGGCAAGATAAGAATACCGCATCGGCAAAGGATATGGGGCCATAGTTACGGGCGTTCGTGACCTGCACCGCTGACGCTTCCCCGCCCAAAGTCTGATCGGCTTCAAGAGCGGTCGGTACGGTAACAAGGTAATCGTCTAAAAGTTCCTGATTTGATGCTGTTTCAAAACGTTGAGCTGCGATAGTGATATCGAACCTGATGGTTTTGAGGCCCGTCGCTACCGTCCCCATCGCGTCATGGTAAGTGATGGCATTATTTGACGGTATGACGATGGCGCAAGGCGGGGTTACGAAATCGGGAACAAAATCGTAGACGGTGACGAACGCCTGCGGCGACGATACGGCCTCTAATCTTGTTTTTATTTCTGCCCGTATTTCGTGGTAGTCCATTAGGCGGCCGCCGGTATCTTCAGCCCTCGTAGTAGGGCTATAACTTCTGGGTCGGTGCGGCTGATTCGTACGAAGCCGACGTCTACGCTACCGGCTTGGAAACCTAGCGGACTGCTACGCCTTTGGTACAGCCTGGCGGCGATAACGAGCGAACATTGTTTTATCTGGTCGGGTACAGCCATCCCATAACCGTAAAACGCTGTTACTTCGACCGTGGGGCGCCCGTAGCGGTCCCTCGGCCACGTGTCCCCATCTACCCGCTTAATGACCCTATACGGGGCGTTGTTGCCGTTTACAACATAATCTGTGGTGATGGTAAGGGTCGTGTCGTACGTTCCGTCTAGGTTTGTGTCTTCTTTGACGATAAGGCCGGTTAGTTGGGCGACATCATCCACGTAGAGGGTGTAATCGTCGTAGGGTATGAACGTTTTGGCGGTCGCCCCGCTAGGTACGACAAACGTGCGGCCCGTTATCTGGTCGATTTCTGCGTCGGCGGCTGCGATAGCGTTATCAATGGCCGTATTTTCCGACGACGTGGCCGACGGTATACCTAAATAGGCTTTGACGAGCGCTTGGCTGGTGTAGGCCATTTAGTTACCTACTTTTTTTTCGCTGGGGCTTTTTTCGCTGGGGCTTTTTTCGCTGGAGCCTTTTTTTCAGGTTTCTGTATCCGGCTAGGTGCCTGCTTTTCCCATAGTTCCTTCGACATGGTGTCCTTTCTCGAAAGGTAGGCGATGGCTCCGGCTACCAGAGCCACCGCCCACGATTCAATGGTTAGAAGCTAGGTGCTACTAGTCCGGTACCGCTAATCATGCTGACGGATGCTGGGTAGCGTCCACCAATAAAGCAAGCGTACTGGTACGCGACCAGTGTTACGGTTAGGTTAAGGCCCGCTGTTTGGTCCATTCTGACCATTGCTGGCTGGCCTGCATCTTCAAAGAGGAGCATGTCGCCACGGCGCACGATGAAGATTACGTCTTCGTTGCCGCCTGCACCTGCACCTGTTGAGATTTTGCCTGATGTGACAACGGGAAGGCCTGCGATGCTGGCCCCTGTCACTCCATATCCGGCTATTGGTCCTGTACCGAGAGCGTTTTGTGGAACGTTCTGCGTAGGTACGACAAGGGGGCGCCCGCTAGAATCTGTCTCACTTTGTAAAAAGGCTAACCTCCTCGGGTGGCAGACCAAAAGATCAGCTCCTGCAAATCGGTTGCTATTGATTTGTTGGATGCCGTCTACGATCTTGCTGTAGAGTTCAGCACCTGTAGGGGAAGCGTCAGTGTATGTGACACTGTTAATGCCGCTAATGTTTGACAGTCCTAGCATGTTACCTGATGACCCTGACCCGTTAAGGACTTGATCTTCGAGTACTGTCGCTACAGCGCCCATCATGTCGGCGGCGATAAGTGCGTCGATGCCGGTGCCTCGCTCCACTGCCTGGCGTGAAACTTGCTGCCCTGAGGCGATGGTGCGAATGTCAGCGGACAAGAGGGAATCGTCCAAATCCGTTTCGGATACTGCGGCGTTTTCGCTAGCCTGCATTGCTGCCGAGCTGCCAGTCGTGACCCTCGATATGTTGATAGTCATGCCTGCATCGGGGAGCGGTAAGCTTGTGCATTGATCGGCGAAAGGCCGCCCTGCCCTAGAAAGTTCCGCTGCCAATTCAGTGAGGTACTGAGGGACGACAAGACCGGCGTAGTTTGCGGTTGATCCGTCGCGATGTTCTACGGCCATTTCTTGGCGGTGGCGTCGTATCCTGTCGGAAGCGTCGATATCGCCGTTGTATTGGCTGTTGTAGAGGTCCTGGAAAAAGGAAACGCTGCGGTTTTCTTCTGCGTAGGTTAGTGGTTCGTTTGTTACTACCACGTTGCCGACTGCCCGTGTTTCGGTGTCGTCGGTGGCGTTTACCTCTGCCCGTAGTTTAGCGGCTTCGAGGTTAGCGACCTGTACTGCCCGTAGTTCTTTGATTCGGGTGTCGAGTTCTTCGGCTCGTGTTGCCAGGTCTTTGAGACTTGCGTCTTCGGTTTCTGTGAGGTCGCGTTCTTCATCGGCGGCACGTTGGACAAGTCCAGTTTGTGATTCGCTGATTTCGGCCCGTTCCTCGACAAGTGTGTCTAAGAGTTGCATTTGTTTTTCTCCAAAATAGGGTGGGTTGTTTACTACTTCGGGTGCCCGTGGGTGGTTTTGATCTAAACCGGCGCAACGTGGCGGCGCGATAGTTATATTACATGAGTGTAATTCGACGATTTTAAAATATCAAGTATTTAGTAAGTGGCGCCATCGGGCCAACCGTGGGACGAGTTCTTCATCGTCTGGGTCCCACGCTCGTACCGCTAGTACTTTGGCTTCCTGGTAGGCGGCTGTCGTGACGAGGCCTACGTGGTCGAGGCGTGCCTCTATCCGGTTGATGTGGGTACGGCGCCCCACAGTCGAGGTACGGTTTCTGATGGGGATGAATCCGACGCTGAGGCCGGTGACGATGCCTTCGCTGGCGAGCGTGTGGGCTTCTTCCCCTCTAGGTGTCGGGGCGAGTTTGAAATCGGCGATAAGTCCTTCAGCGCTTTTATCCCATGACACGGCCATTCCGATGGGGTGCCTAGAACTATCATGCTGCTCCAGTAGAGGTATCCTGTCTCCCCTTTCTTGGATGCTTTTGTCGAAGGTGGAGCTGCTGAACGTTTCGACATATTTTCCGGTGTCATACTCGCTGGAATAGGGAACGACGAGGCCGACGATATGGCGGTCGCCGTTTTCCCCTGCCCTAGTTTCTAACCCTGCGAACTCGATCGTGCGGGTTTCTATCGTCATGCCGTAACCTCCACTTCGGTTTCTCCTGTTGGTAGATCTTCAAGCCGTCGTATTTCATCCACAGTGAGCCATCCGGCGTCTAAAGCGATGCGGTGGGCTTCGTACCGTTGTAGACGGTCGGCGCGTAAGAAATCGTCGAAATCAAAGAGGGCGACCTGCCCGCGTGGGATAAGGCTACTGAAGGATTGCTCGATACGTGACATGTAGCCGCGTAGCGTGTAATCGACGAAGAAACGGTTATCTTGTTGGACGTTTGAGTATGTTTTGCTGTTTCCGTCGGTGGATACGCCGATCATGTGCGGCGGTACCCCAAATATGGTACAGATTTGTTCGGCCGAGTAGCGGCGGGATTCTAACAGTTGCAAGTCATCGGGCGACCACGAAAGAGCCTGATACGTTAGCCCTCCGGTAAGGACAGCGGGGCTTTTCTGGCGGCCGCCGTGGGCTTTCATAAATGACTGTTTCAGGATTGTAGCTTCCTCTTGTGACATTTCCTGAGGGCTGTTAATAACGCCTGACGGTATGCTGCCGCTTACGTGGCTTTCGCTCGCTGCTTCGTCCCCTGCAAGTGATAGGGCAAGGCTGCGACGCTGTAGCTGAAGCGGGCCGGCCCCAGATATGGAACCTGGCGTTACGACACCGCCTCTTATGTGTAGTATCTCCGACGTATCGTACGTTGTGCCATTAACTCGGTACGATATGTTCCCTGTTTTGTCGATGACTACTGCTACGGCGTCAGGGGATAACAGAATCGCTGATTGTGGAAAACCGAACCTGTCTCTGTTCCCCAGAATGAAATAGGCGTTTCCCCTCATAACGAGCGACGTTACGCACGCTCCTAGTGTTTCTATGCGGGTTTGGTTGGGGTCGGGTTGGCGTAGTATCGCCGGCGTGGGGTCGAGGCGTTCGTCGTCACGATACGCCCCGAAGGGTAGTGAACCTATAGAGTCGCTGATGAGTTGTACGGCTCGGTACGCTACGGGTATGGATAGTGTTGTGCCTTCGGTGACGCTGAGGCCGCCTGTGAGGCTTTGGGGCGGTATGTAGCGGTCGGGTAGGGTGATGGTGGTCGATCGTTCTTCCTTGTTGAATAAGCTGTTGAATATCATGCGCTATTTTCCAAAGCGGCCCCCAGAATGAATGCCAGTATACCCGCAGCTAGTAGCCCCGCTGCGAAATTGAAGAATATGTAAAACGCTGCCACTATCGCGGCGGCGCCCAGTAGCTCTATTGCTAGAGCCACGTATTTTCTTTTTATCATAGTATAAAATGTCCTATCGTTAGTGTATAGCGGCTTTGGGCGTTGGTGTGGTTAATCCATTCACGAGAGCAAAGCGGGCTAGGGTCACGGCGACGAGCGGCGTAATGTCTGCGTCGCTTTTCCTGCTCCATGCCCATTGTTCGCCTAGTTTGCGGCGTGTGGCGTTATCGACCGCAGTTTGGAGTCTAACGTCGCCAAGATGACTGATGGTCGATTCCTCCACAGCGTCATAAAACGATCCGCAAGCCTGCCCATATTGGCGCATATTGACCGCTATCACCTCGACGCCGGCTTCTTCTAGTTCCCCGATGAGGCTACTGGCTGCGGCGCCTGAATCTATCACGAAAGGCATTTTCCATTTTTCGTACAGTTGTATTATGCGGTCTTTGACCCAGCCGATACGGTTTTCTGATTCGATGACCTCCACGGCGGTGAAAGCACCGGATAGGCCGGCGGCTCCGATGCTGGCCTTATCCCGATTAGGGCTGATGTCTACGGCAAAAATTAGGAAAGATCCTATTTGTATATG